CCATTTAAAACTTTAGCTTCTTGTTCAAAATCGTCAGCATTTCCTTGGCTACCACTCATAGCCTTATGAATCATCAATTGGGCTGTTGGAGAGATATTTACCGTATCTCCAGCCATTGCAATTACTGAAGCTGCAGATGCTGCCAACCCTTGAATATTTACAGTTACAGGTTTACCATTCATCTTAATAGCAGTATAAATCTCAGAAGCCGCAAATACATCTCCGCCATTAGAAGCGATATTTAAAACAATTTCTTCATCATCAGCATTTACTAAGGCATCATTAACTTTAGATGGACTTGTATAATCGATTCCAAACCAGTCATACATCATTCCGTAACTATTATCAACTACATCTCCTTTAATGTCGATTACTGTCATCATTTACCTCCTTTCTAAGAATAATCACCATGACCACCTCCTTTCCTATGGTACTGGCTCATTACTTTGGCCAGTTGTCTTTTTATTTGTATTTTCAGGAGCTGGTAGGTCTTTAGGAATATATCCTGCTTCTTGCAAGACAAATGTAGCTTGATTTTCAGCCAATGCACCCCATCTTGTAGCAGTACTAATAGTAGATAAGTAATTATCACCAAGAGGGTCAATAGCTGGTCTCATGTTAACGCTTATGTGGTCGCTTAACTTATACTCCAATTCACTTATAGCAGGTCGTAAATAGCGATTTAATGCACTTGCGTACATTCCACTTATTTGTTGGATTGAAGATTGTTGGTCACCTTGTCCACCAATATAGCTGTCAGGAAGCCCATATACTTTGGCATATTGCTTAGAAGTCCAATCTGTTTGTGATAATAATTGAGCTACATTTGATTTAATTTCTAGTGCAGTAAATTCTTCAAGGTCATCTAATACTACAGGACCACCACTTCTTGAACGTTTCATAAACGAACGAGAACGAGATGCTTTATCTTTATCACTAAGAAGCCCACCACCTTTAACAGTAAGTACACCAGGAACATTTAATGAACTATTCAATGAACTAATTGTTAATCTATCAGAGGCTCTTTGGATTTTTGATTCACGCCTCAAAGAGTAAAGTGGACTAATTCCAGTTTTACCACCATCAATTGATAGTAGTTTCATATGAATCAAATCGCTCTGTGGAGCTTGTAAAATAGGCTCTATCTTAGGGTTATCAAAAGTGATGTTATAATACATTCCGTTTTCATACTCGAAATAATAAGTATTTACTTGAGATGGCCTTAAATATTCCCATTTCATATCAGCGCCATTAGCATTTCTCCAACGATAAGCGAATGCTTCGCCTCCTAAAAGCAACTGTGCAAACATTGATTGCCAAAATCCATGTTTATTAGCATTAGTACTTGGATTATCAATGATTCCTTGATTCTTTTTCTTTTCAGCATTGATTTTAACTATTGCTAAATCACTAGATAGTTGCAAGATAATAGAAAATAAGTCTGAATTTCTTAATGCTGCACGAGCTGAAACCCATTCATTATTATCACCAAGCAAACTTTCCATTATTTGAGCATCATTTCCATCTGGAAAATAGCTTTGAACACTACCAACTTCTGGCGGATCATTTGTTTGGTTGATAAAATTTAATATTGGCAAAATCAATCACCTCCCTTCTTTTCTATAAACTCGGAAATTAATCCTGCTAAAATAAAAACAACTGATAAAGCAACGCCACCAGCTGTTATATTCCACATAAACATTGTCACTGTTATGGTTACTGCAAAACCAATAAACATCAATACATCAAATAATTTCCAAATTAAAGAAAATAAGTTTTTAAAAATCTTCATCGAATCCCCAATCATCATCTATTTCATCATCAAGGTCTAATAAGCCAGATTCTTGGCTAGTAACCCATTCTTTTACTTGTTCTGGTGTCATATGCTCAACTTGCCAACTCCTATCATTTGCCATACCATAATCTTCAAAATGATTCATACCTTGATATAGAGCATCTATAATTGCATCAACAACGTCAATTTTAAGTGTAGCTTTTCGCTTATCTACTTGAATCCCAACTGAGTCTGAGCGTAGAACGGCATTTAATAATGCTTTTTCCATTATTTTGTCATCTAGTCGGCTAACTGTCCCTTCCACAAATATCTTTTGCAAGAATTTAGTAGGGTTCATCAATTCACTAGTCCATTGCTTTATAGGTTGTAGATTGAAACCAGTATTATTAAGCAACATTTGAATAACTTTAGTTACTCCCATAGAATCATAACCAAAAAACAAGACATCAAGAGCATTTTCCTCAACATATCTTGTTATCCATTCATAAACCTCATCATCGTTGATTAATCCTTGTTGATGGCTTGTAATTGTACAGAACCCTTTAGTTTCAAGTTCTCTATAGTTAATACCATCTTGTTTTTCTTTGGCTTCAATTGAGCCTGCAGCTTGAAAAGGAATAAACGAATGTTGTTCAACGTGCCATTTCGCTTGCCCTTCTTCACTTACATAAGGATAAATAAAAGCAATTGCCGTATTATCTGATGACATAGAATAGTCAACACCAACATAACAGCGTTGACCATAGATATTAAATTCAGGAATAATGGCTTTTTCAACATCTGCTAGGTTTAAATAACTGTCTATATCTGATGAAAGCCACATATTAAGATTTTTACATTGGAAGTCATGAACAGCACCAGTAAGTACATCATTATCACGCTTATCAAGTAGTCCTTGCATGAGATTATCATGTTCTGAAGCTAAATCTAATAAAGGGTTTGATTTAACCCAAGTATCAGGCTTATAAGTTTCATCTAAACTATCATTACTCCAAATTAAACATAGATAAGTATCAGCATCTCTTAAAAAGTCTTGTTCCATTGCTTGTTGCAGCATCTTCTCATCTTCATGAAAGGGAACTGTAGGGTCAGGATATGCTGTTGAAATTTGAACAAATTGACGATTAGGAACTTTGACTTGCCCTGATACAATCTTAGAAATCTTCTCACGGCTTTTTACTTCGCCTATTTCAACAAAGATAGCTGTTGTAAAGTGATATGAATCATATTGTCCAGCTTCATGAGAGATTGGACGAATGACATTATTATGATTCCTCATAATAATTTTGTCAGCTTGTAAGCTTAGGTCGGTTTTATCAGCTATATTTTTCCATGGATTAATAGTTCTGAGAACATTAATCATTGATTTTAAATAGCCATATAATTTACCTGTTTGTTTAGCATTAATTGAAGAAACTAAAAAGTCCTGGTTACTTAAACCACGACTTTCTACAAAAAATGAATAAGCCATTAATATGGCTAACATATAAGTTTTCCCTTGACCACGTCCTACAGATATAATTGCGCGACTGAAACGTTTTCCACCTTCTTTATTCCTCCAACCTATTAGTAGAGACAACATAAACTTCTGCCACTCCATTAATTTAGTCGGTTCCATAGTATCGACGTTTGGAGCCATTTTAGAGAACTTCATTAACCTTTTTACATGTTTTACTTCGTAATTAAAAGGAAAATCTTCATTTCCTATCCTTTTTAAGTCCTGTAAATGCCTAAAACATGCTAATTTCATTAAATATCCTGTTGTGTACTTTTCATCTAAGACATCAAAAGCATATTTTGTAGCAGGGTCTTGAAATTCTTCTCTAATATCTTCATAATTTAGCGAATGATATGTACCGATAACATCATGGGTTTGAGTTAAATCAATCTTCATCGAAGAAATCCCCCATTCCATCATCTTCATTTTCATTTGTTTGCATATTAAGTTCCATCAATTCTGAACGTGATTTTGGAGATAAACCTAACTCAGAACCAATCTTTGTTAAATTTTTTATTGCATCTGAGTAAATTTGAGTCATTGGATTACGTTTGAAACCTTGAAATTGTCTGTCAATAATTTCACCAGTCATATCTTGAACTGGTTTATAAATTTCTTGAACCTCACCATGTTTTTTAAGATGTTCGTATGAATTTCTATAAATTTCATACTGAGTACAGTACATTTCAACTAAAAATGAATCAATCTTATCAACTGGCTTTTGTTCCTCAAGAAAGGGAACAGTTTTACGCCAACAAGCACTTGCGAGAGGAGAAAGGTGTTTAGGCGCACGATAGGACAACTTCCCGTCATTACTGTCTTTGAACTTCTTAGCTGTCATTTTTTCTCCTTTCTTTTAGTATTTTGACCCCCCGGGGTCAGATTGCCGGTATCACACGCAATTAACTTGACCGACGCAAACGTTGCTGAAATAATTTGCCATTTAATATTGTTCTTATCATCTGATAAGTAAGACGTGATGTAACGCAAAAAAATAGTTTGACCGGCAACTTAACTTTCCGGTCAAACTAGGTGATTTATGGATTATTGAAGGCAATTGAAACGTTGGGCAAAGTGATTAAACTTTTTTCGGTGGTCCACCAAGTCTCCACTGATTTCGCTCAACACCTCTGGGAAACTAATAACGCTTATACCACCTACTATTTGTGTTGGTTAACACCTTCGAACCAGCCTGAAATTCTAAACTAGTTTGAACTCACGTTACGATTAAAAACCAACTTAGCCGAAGGAAACCAGAGATGGAGCCAGCCGTGGCGGTGATATTAGCTGGCGCTCTTCCAGTTAATATCACGGGACGATCTTGGAAACTCACGATTTCGGTGAGGTTCCAAATCGAGGCTCAAGACCGCTCTTCGGCTTGAACCGGTCCCCACAGCGGCGGAATCTCTGGTAGCCGCACGCGAAAACTAATCCCTAACATCATCGTTACGCGTCTTCAAAATATGCTGGCACAAGCGGCAACAACTGTTTATTCGTTAACCAATGTGGTTTTCGTGAAGGATGGCATCGACTTCTTTTTGCATCTCAGCCGGCTTCTCCCATTCCTGAAAGGTCTTGAAGTCTTCAGCGGGCATGTCATAATTCTCGTTCACATAATCCTCATAGGCCTGCACGTGCGGTGT